CAAAATCAACGGCAATACCGTCTGGCACGCTGGCAACGACGGCGCTGGCTCCGGCCTCGACGCCGACCTGCTTGACGGCTACCAAACGACGTCGCCCGGCGGCACGGAAGCCACGCGGGTAGCCGTGACGGACTCCAACGGGCGTGTTGGTGATAGTGCTAAACTGGGCGGCGTTGCTGCCAGCAGCTTCGCTCGCAAGGACGTGGCGGAAACGATTTCCGCCGACTGGACCATCGGTAACAACAACCAGCGCGTGCTAAAGTATCGCGCCATCCCGCTGGCGATTGATACGCGAACCGTTACGTTGTCATATGACTCAAATGGCCTCCTGACCTCGGTTACGGAAAAGGACGGCTCAACGACGGTTAAAACGACAACACTCAGTTATAATAGCAACGGCAACCTGACGCAAGTGCGAGAGACAGCAGGCGGCACGACAGTAACGACGACTCTTTCTTACGACACTAACGGGCGGCTCACGAGCGTGAGTAAGACAGTAACATAAGGAGGGATCAAAGAATGGACGCGGTGGCGTATGCGCTAGCTAAGAATCTACGGATAGTTGAAAAATGGAGAACCTGTGCTCCAATGCTTACGGCGAGACATATTCTCGCCGTAGGTGTCATCAACGGTAAGCTATATGCCGTGGGTGGATACAACGGAAACAGCCTCTCCACCAACGAAGAGTATGATCCAGTAACCAACACATGGTCTACTCGTGCTGCAATGCCTACGGCGAGAAGCGCTCTCGCCGCTGGTGTCATTAACGGTAAGCTATACGCCGTGGGTGGGTTCGACGGAGAATCCGCCAACGAAGAATACAATCCAGTAACCAACACGTGGTCTACTCGTGCTGCAATGCCTACGGGGAGAAGCGAACTCGCCGCTGGTGTCATCAACGGTAAGCTATATGCCGTGGGTGGGTGGAAAGGAGGTCAACTCTCCACCAACGAAGAGTATGATCCAGTAACCAACAAATGGTCTACTCGTGCTCCAATGCTTACGGCGAGAGAATCTCTCGCCGTAGGTGTCATCAACGGTAAGCTATACGCCGTTGGTGGGGCCGGCGGAGGCTATCTCACCACCAACGAAGAGTATGATCCAGTAACCAACACATGGTCTACTCGTGCTCCAATGCCTACGGGGAGGGATTCTCTCGCCGTAGGTGTCATCAACGGTAAGCTATATGCCGTGGGTGGTTTCAACGGAAACTACCTTTCTACTAACGAAGAGTATGATCCAGTAACCAACACATGGTCTACTCGTGCTGCAATGCCTACGGGGAGACGCAATCTCGCCGTAGGTGTCATCAACGGTAAGCTATATGCCGTGGGTGGGGTCGACGGCTACTCCTCCTACCTTTCCACCAACGAAGAGTACGGTACGCCATATATTAGCGGCTTGGATGTTTTACTTGCCTATTTAACTACCACGTGAGGAGGCGATATGATGTTAAATCCTGTCGATATTCTCATTGAGGTTCGTAAATTGGGTTCCAACAAGACCCTCGCCGACGTAGAGGCGGCCTTGGCTCAGTATGACTACACGGCTTTGCGCGAGCAAGAACGCGCACGCTATCGTGTCGAGCTTTGGGACAAGCAGTCTTCAATCAACAACGTTCCTCCCGAGGTGATCCTGCAAGACGTGCCGAAGCACCCTGACGGATCGTACGGCGAAGTGTACCTCATTTACATCGACGGAAACCTTGTTTACCTTCAGAAGCATGATCCGGAGCAGGTCGGCTTCGTGCCAATGGATGCTAACACGGCGCTGGAGAAGGCCAACAAAATCGTTGACCAATTGGTTGAGCAAGCCGTGGACGCACGCGTACGACAAGAGGTACTGCGACTACTGTTAATAACCTGAGGACAACGCCCGATGAGGCGTTTTTTATTTTGCCGTGAAAGGATGGGATCGCTATGGAGAAGTACGACCACATCATCATCAAGGGCGCAACCTCGTTCGTGGCGGCGATCATCACCCATCTGTATGGGGGATGGTCGCCGCTTCTTGGTGTACTGCTCGTGCTCATGTGCGCCGATTACCTGACCGGTGTCTTTGCCGCGGGCCGGGAGGGAAAGTTGTCTAGCCAGCGGGGCTTGCGCGGAATTGCCAAGAAGATCGGGATTCTCCTGCTGGTGAGCGTCGCGCACATGGTGGACGTGGCGATGGAATCGCAGCACATCGTGCGTGACACAGCGATCTACTGGTTCACCGCGAATGAATTGCTTTCCATCATCGAGAATGCTGGCCGCATGGGAATTCCTGTGCCGCCGGTGTTCCGGCGTGCTGCGGAAGTCTTTCGCCAGCGTGGGGAGGGTGATCAGAAATGATGCCACTCGTCGTCATCGATGCGGGCCATGGTGGAAAAGACCCTGGGGCCGTGGGATTCGGCCTGCGTGAATCCGACGTCACCCTGCGGTTCGCGCTCATGCTCCGCGACGAGCTGGGCGCGTATGAGGTCAGAGTCCACCTGACGCGAGCCACGGACGTGTTCCTGGAACTGTCCGAGCGCGCGGCCATCGCGAACCGGCTGGGTGCGTCTCTTTTCGTATCGCCGCACTGCAATGCCGGCGGAGGCACTGGGTTTGAATCGTACATCTATACGAAGGCTGGAGAAGCTACCGCAGCCATCCAAAACGCCATCCACGGCGAGCTGGCCGCCTACATGGCCCAGCACGGCATCCGGGATCGTGGCAAGAAGCGCGCCAACTATGCCGTGCTGCGCGAAACCCGCATGGCGGCGGTGCTTTTGGAATTGGCCTTCATCGACAACGAGCATGACAACCGACTGCTGCGCGACGACGGGTTCCTGCGCGGCGCCGCTGCGGCTGCCGCTCGTGGAATCGCCAAGGCCTTGGGTCTGCGACGGAAGGCGGCGTCCAAAACCGGCGCGGTTCCCGTCTACGTGGACGGGAAGTATGTCGGGCAGGGCGTGCTCATCGAGGACCGCACCTTCGTGCCCGTGCGCTTGGTAGCCGAAGCGCTGGGCGCGAAGGTGAACTGGGACCCGAAGACGAAGAGCGTGCACATCTATCGCGAGAAATGACGATGCCCCCGGCGTTGTGCCGGGGCATTTTTTGTTTTGCAGGAGGCTTGGGGTCCGCTGCCGAATTCGTTTGCCGGGAGTGAAACCATGGTCGGACCCTGGCCTGGTGACTGAGCGTGTGTGGCGGCTTTGCGCAACCATTTGTTTGCGAACATTCCGTAAATGCTTGTGAGGCCCGGCCAATGAGCCGGGCTTTTTTGTTGCCCTTGTTTGGGGTAAAATACGAACAGATGTTCTAAGAACGTGTGTTTGGGTGATACCCATGCTCCGCGATCTCCAGCGTTACCTTGCTCGCTGCCAACCGGTGGACATCGTCTACATCGACCGCACCGGCCGGCTTACCCAGCGCCGCGTCCGGCTTTTGCGCGTCGATACCGACCACGTCCGGGCCTACTGCTATGAGCGTCGTGCGGTGCGTACCTTTGCCGTGGCCAACATACTCGCGGCCTTGCCAGCGAAGGAGGGTGGCGCCGCGTGAAGCAGGACGATCGAGCGTCGCAGTTCGACCCGATACGCCTGGCACTCTGGAGCCAGGCCGATGTATGCCGATGCATGGCGAAAGGGAAATGGAAGTGGATCGACGGCCGGCTGACTTGCCTGCGTTGTGGCAAGCCGAAGTACCCGGAGCCGGGGCAGGGAATGCCGTGGTGGGCAGTCGAAGAATGGTAACGCCCGGATGCCCGGGCGTTTTTTGTGGCAGTTATGTATCGACTTTTGAATGTTGTACACGTACAACATCTGAAAGTCGATACATCATATCCTCAGGAACACATCCAGCTCGAACTCGTCCATTTTTTTCATCTCCGGCGTGCGTTTGAATACCGCCTTCTCAATCACCGACTTGAGCAGGCGGTTTTTGCTTTCTGCATCACCCTGGTGGTACGCTTCCAGAACGGACCGAATGCGCGGCACGATCTCATGGCGCTGCTTGTACCGCTGCTGTTCGTCTTCGTACTCCTGTCGGTAGCGCTCTAGGCGCTCCTTGGTGGCTTCGATCCGCTCGGCGAGCACCTGGTTGCGTTCCAAGTAGGTTTGGACGTCATACACGCCCTGTTCAAGTAGGTCGTGCAAGTTGCCTTTCTGCCTGTTCAACGTTTCTAGCTCACGTTCAAGCTCAGCAATTTGGCGTTCTAACATCACGAGACGCCCATTGTCCTCGTGTTTTTCTTCGAGGGCCTGGGCCACACTTTCCTGCGCATCGTGGGCAACGATTTGCTCCAGTACCTGCAGGATGCGTTGCTCGACGAGGTACAGGGCAACTGTTCGCTGTGGACAACCGATGGTTTTGCAGTACAGCCTAGGGTGTTTTCGATTTCGCTTGGTGGACTGAATTAGGACTTTTCCACAATACCCACAAACGACGAGACCAGCCAGTGGATTAGACAAACGTGCGTTCGGGTTACCGGGATCGCGGAAACGACGATGCAGCGCCTCATTGGCGCGCTTCCAAAGGTCTTCGCTAACCAAAGGCTCGTGGGCGTTTTCATACACGATCCACGATTCCCTTGGGTTGCGGGTATTCTTGTATCGTCCCTCGGCCGTTTTGCGCCAACGGCGCTTACCCCAAATGATGTGACCCAAGTAAACCTCATTCTTGACTATGTGCGAGATGGCGGTTTCTTCCCATATTCCGCCCCGTGGCGCGGGGATGCCCATCTCATTAAGCCTTCGGGCCACCCGGCGACGGCCAAGGCCCTCGGCAACCCATTCAAAGATTTGGCGCACGATGGGGGCCGTCTCAGGGTCCGGGTGCAACTTCAGATTCTCGTCACGGCGATAGCCATACGGTGGCTTAGCGGCGATGTGGCGACCCTGCTGGGCAACAGAGAGGCGCCGGCCGCGTTGCAGGCGTCGTTTGATGATCTTGAGCTCGTGGCGCGCAAGGAAGAGCTCGAAGTCCGACCAGTCTTCGTCCAGCTCGTCGTTAAGGTCGTAGACCTTGCGCGGCGTGATGATCAGGGTGCCGCTGGACTGAAAGGCGTCTTGGATCAGTCCCTGGTCCATCTTGTTCCCGCGTCCGAGACGGTCTAGGTCCATTACCATCACGGCTTCATATTGGCCTTCTCGAACGGCGTGCAGGAGACGCTGGACCTCGGGCCGGTCAATGATGCGGTCACCGGACATGATCTCCTCGTAGATGGCTACGACGTTGAGGGAGTATTTCTTTGCCAGCTCAAGGAGCGCGCGCCGGTGGCGAGCGAGGGTATCGCCCTCGCCACGCTCCTCGGCTTCGATGTCGGCACGGGACTTGCGAAGGTAGATCGCGACACGAGTTAACCCCCTGATGTCGTTCAACGTGAGTGCCAAAGAACATCACCCGCCTGCGTGTGCTCGCTCGATACGTACACTGAAAGGATAAACCCCGTGGGCGGTATAGAAAAGCCTCTGGAGCTAGGATAATTAGGACAACATGTTGAAAAGTTAACAGTAAGGGGCGATACAAAGTGCAGTGTGAAGGAGAGGAGGAGGCCTTATGGACCTGAGCGAGCTGCAGGCGTTAATCGCTCAAGGGGAGTCCTTAACGGTTGAGTTTAAACGTGATGCCCCTATTTCTGATGATGATCTGGTAGAAGCTGTAGCCTGCTTGGCGAACACCGAGGGGGGCTGGCTTCTTCTCGGTGTAGAGAATGACGGTCGCATCACAGGGCTTCATGAAAAACACCTGCCTCTCAAGCCCAACATCCTGGAGGCCCTGATCGCAAATAAAACTAATCCCAGCGTACAGGTTAAGGTTTACGAGGTGAAAACCCCTCAGGGAGTGGTAGCAGCCATCCACGTTGCTCGGGCTCACCACATTGTCGCCCTCACGGATGGGCGGGTGTTGCGACGCTTCATTGGAGGACAGGGAGAGCCGGTGTGCCGTTCTCTGCAGCCACATGAATTAATTTCGCGAATGGCAGGGCTTTATCAGTTTGATTACACTGCAACTCCCTTGACTTATGCGACTTTCGATGACTTAGATCCGGTTGAGTTTGATAGGCTTCGCAAGATTATAAAACGCAATACTCGCGCAGACCATAGCCTGTTGCATCTACCCGATGATGAGTTAGCTCAGGCGCTGGGCTTGGCAGTTACCCAGGAAAACCGATTGGTTCCTACAGTTGCCGGAATCCTTATGGTGGGGAAAGAGGAGTCCATACGGCGATTCGTGCCCACTCACGAGGCGGCTTTCCAGGTACTGCGAGAGGATAGGCAAACGCCCTTTAATGAGTTCTACCACGAGCCTTTGGTGAAGCTCTTTGAGCGCTTTGAGCAGCTATTGCAGGCATACAATCCGGAGGAGGAGTTTTCATTCGGTGTATTTCAGCGTATCCCGGTTCCCCTGTTTCCGCCGGAGGCCTTCCGAGAAGCCTTAGCCAATGCTCTGGTTCACCGGGACTATACCATCATGAATGCTGTCTATGTACGGATAGACCCCGAAGCAGGAGGAATGGTTATTAGCAGCCCAGGTGGGCTTGTGGAGGGAGTTACACTAGAAAACCTGTTGGTGGTGGAGCCAAGACCAAGAAATCGAACGCTAGCGGAAGCTTTCAAGCGACTCGGCCTAGTAGAGCGCACCGGGCGGGGAATCGACCGGATTTTCCGTGAGGTGCTGTACTTAGGGCGCAGGCCCCCCGACTACTCTGGGACCACTTCCGACATGGTGCGAGTGGTCCTCCCTGGAGGAAAGGCTGACTTAAACTTTGTCCGACTTGTTTTAGAGGTGCAAGAGCGAGAAGGACGGGATTTGGGCTGGTCTCACCTGTTGATCTTGCGCCAAGTGTCAGATGAAGGTGAACTCACTACGGCAGAGGCTGCCCGCCTAACCCAAAGAAGTGAAGCTCAAGCTCGGGCATTACTCAAGGAACTCGTGGAGATGGGGCTTTTGGAGGCCAAGGGAAGCAAGAGGGGGCGCACCTACCACCTAAGTGCGGAAGTTTACAAAAGAATGGGTCAACCAGAAGCTTACGTACGACGGCGCGGTTTTGATCTTTTTCAGCAAGAGCAATTGGTGCTCAACTACCTACGTGCGTATGGATCCATTACCCGGAGTGAAGTGGTGAGGATCTGTAAGAATATTACATATCCCCAGGCGGAATATCTCTTACGCAAACTCAGAGATAAAGGGGTGATCAAGCTCGTTGGCAGAGGGCGTAATGCACACTATGTCTTGAATAAACTCGGAAAAACTCTANATGATGAGTTTTGAACTCTGAACTTGAGTTTTTAACACATAAAAAGAGATTCGCACGGGTTTGATTTCTTGGGAACTGTCTTGCGTGGCCCAATAAGATAAGCCCCAGCGACGGCAAAAGAAAGCCCGCCGGGGCTATTTTTCTCTTCCAAGCAGGTAGTCAACTGTCACGTCGAAGTAGTCCGCGATGCGCTCGAGCATCTCGATCGACGGCTCCCGGCGCCCGAGCTCGTAGCCGGAGATGGTCACCGGGCTAATCCCTAGGTGCTCTGCCAGCTCCTGCTGTGTAAGGCCACGGGCCAGCCGCAGCATCTTCAGTGTGGCAGCGAAGGTTTCGCGGGGCATGATGATCACCTAAGAAGGGAGTGCCTTTTGGGCACTCCCTTTTTGACTAGCCTACTCGGTGTCTTACTTCGACGACTTTCCCAATGATGTGTACTTCCTTCGCTGGTACGACAATCGGCTCATATTCCGGGTTTGACGACGTAAGAATACACATGTCGCCTTGGCATTTCACCCTTTTGAGCGTTGCGTACTCCCCATTGACCGCCACAACGGCGATGTCATGTGGCTGGACAGTTTCCTGCACCACCACGACGACACGGTCGCCGTCGTAAATGCGGTCGCCGGTCATACTGTTTCCCTGCACACGGAGGATGAAACCTTTCCTGCCACGCAACAGCTCCGGTTCCACCAGCTCGTACCCCTCGATGTTCTCTATTCTGTCGATGGGTTCTCCGGCAGCGATCTTCCCGAGGACGGGGAGGCGAACAAGGCGGTCGGGATCGATGGGCTCGGCGTCGGGGGGTAACAAGCTTTCGGGAATGTCCGTGCGACCAAGAAGGTAATCTATCGAGACATTGAAATAGTCCGCCAATTTTTCAAGAGTCTCATAGTCCGGTTTACGACGCCCAATTTCATACTGGGCATAGGTAGCACGGCTGATGTTCAGTTTGTCGGCTAATTCTTGTTGGGTCAGTTTTTTGGCTTTCCTTAGCTTCGTTAGCCGTTCGGCAAACATTTTCCCACCGCCCTGTCCACACTAACCACATTTTACCCGTTGCTATTAGCAACAAAAAGACATGTGGCGAAACTCAACAAAAGGGGTTGACAAGTTGCGTAACGCAACATACAATGGAACCAGAACTAGTTGCGAAACGCCACACACAAGGAGGTGAACAGTTTGGCTCGTGCGCGGTTATGGCTAGCTGAAATTCGAATGCGACAAGGATTGTCGCATTCTGAGGTAGCCAAGAAAGCTAAGATCAACCGCTCATTCTACACGCAGATCGAGAACGGGACGCGCAATCCCAGCGTTATGACAGCGCAGAAAATCGCGAAAGCCTTAGGGTTCGATTGGACGCTTTTTTTCGAGCCAGTAAGTTGCGTTTCGCCACAAAATCAAAAACAACGCAAAGGAGCGTGATCGGATGCCCAACAACCAACTGCTGCGCGTGTTCGACTACCGCGACGGGCGCCAAGTCCGGACAGTGATCAAGGACGGCGAGCCGTGGTTTGTCGCCAAGGATGTGTGCGAGATTTTGGAGATCGAGCGTTACCGGGATGCGGTTGCCCGTCTCGACGACGACGAAAGGGGGCGGTTATTAGTCGACACCCCTGGTGGCCCGCAGCAAATGGCCGTCGTTAACGAGCCTGGTCTTTACACCTTGATCCTCACTAGCCGCAAACCCGAAGCCAAGGCATTCAAACGCTGGATCACGCATGAAGTGATCCCAAGCATCCGCAAGACCGGGGCCTACGTTGCGAAAGGCGCGAAGCGCGACACCGACAACCGCCTCCGTGAACTCGAAGTCGAGGCCCGCGTGCGGAATGCGCGAGTGCGCGAAGCGCGGATGCTGCACACGATGGCCAAGGACTTCGCCGACATCCTCAGCCCCGAGGCAAAGCAGGCGATGCTGTCGCACGCGACGTTGGTGCTGACCGGTGAGCGCCTCATTCCGCTTCCGAAGGTCGAGGAGCCGCTGTTTACGGCCGAGGAGATCGCTGCCGAACTCGGGGTGAGCGCCAACAAGGTCGGTCGCGTCGCGAACAAGTACGGGCTGAAGACGGCTGAGCACGGTGTGTGGGTCCTTGACAAGGCCAAACACTGCGACAAGCAGGTGCGCACGTTCCTGTACAACGTGAAGGGGCGCGAAGCGGTCATCGAGGCCGTTAAGCGTGACCTGCGGATGATCCGGGGTGATGACAATGACCGCTAATCACCCTGGCAAGATCACGCCTTCTTATGAGGCGTGCAAAGAGTTTGTCTGCAAAGTGCTTCCGTGGATCATTCTCGATCTCAAGCGGAAGGGCAAGCTGCCGAAAGAGCAATGCGCTGCTGCGGGTGATGGGCGTAACTAACCAACCCACCACATATCCATCCGCACCGCGTGGAGCGTCGGCGAGCGGGAGCGTGCCACGATCCGAGCGGGCCAACGCTCGGGGAGCCGCGCCGCAATACATGCGGCCCCATGAGGGCCAGGTCACTGCCACGACCCGGCGTTGCACGCGGTGCGGGTGGGAGAGGAGGTTGAGAGCCTAACAAGATCATCACCCAAGATACTGTGCACTGGAAGGGATTCAGTTCCACAAATAGATCCGGAACGAGGACTTGATTCTACGGGAGGCGATGACATGGCGATAGGACAAGCAATCCGGGAGGCGCGGATGAAGCGCGGCCTCACCCAGGAGGCCGCGGGCCGTATCGGTTATGTTTCGGGGAAGATGATCTCGGCCATTGAAACCGGCCGGCGGGCGGCGAGTCCGGATGTGTTGGAGCGTCTTGTGACTGCGATGGATCATCCCAGGCTTTACATGGAGGCCGCGGCCGAAGTAACCGGAGGCGTGTTCGCATCACCATGGCTCGATGGTGAGGGAGTGGACTTGCACCGCACTAGCGTCTGGGCGAAGACGTGCGAGGAGCTTCGTGAAGCGGTTCGGGTGGTGGCAGCGGCGGACGTGATCAATGCCCCAAGTCGTGCGGATGATGCCCATCGTCAGATGATCTTTGACAGCTTGATTCAGGCGCTCGACGCGCGCGTGGCAATCGACCACTACATCGCTATCATGTGCGAGGAGTACGGTTTCTCGGTTCGCGCGGTGCATCAAGAGCACCGTCGGAAGCTGGAGGCCCGCGGGTATGTGAAGCCGCGGCGGAGGAGGGAGAGGAATGGATGAAATCGATGTGTTGCTGGATCAAGTATGCCGTGCTAGTGCTATGACGCGCGAGGAGATCATCCGTCACATTGAAACGCTTCGGCAGCAGCTTAAGGATCCTTGGCTAGACCGTGAAGTGCGTTGGGATATTCAGCGTGAGATCTGGGCTTTTGAATCGTTGCTTTCGGAGTGATGGTCGATGAATGGCGATCACGGTTTTGTTTGTGATCGCGCCGCTTATTTTGAATCGTTGCTTTCGGAGTGATGGTCGATGAATGTTGTGTTCGCCGGACTGTTCGGTGTCGGAATGTGGCTTGCTGTCGCGGGAT